AACATTCCAGCACTATGAAGATCAGAACACATTCAAACAGTCCGGTCCTAGAACTATGGACTTGCTGTTTAAACTGCACCGTGCTATGTGGAACGGTAATCAGGACAGCGGAGACTGTGAGACTTTAGTAGCTTACATTGAATCAGCTTGCTATCCGGACTATGACACACAGGCAGCTGAACCACCTAGAGTGTTGTTCACAGCCGGTAAGTCAATCAGAATCTACGGCATAGTCACAAGTTTCAGTGCTAAATACTGCGGTCCTATTGGACCGGATACTAAGTATGACCGTGTTGAGATAAGTTTAAGTATTAAAGAGGAGTCACAGAATGTACTCAGTACACAGGCAGTACGTTCCGGACTTGCAGGCTGGAGGTGATCTTAATGATAAGTTACTTAAATCCGTACAAATACAGCAAAGACAGCCGTTACATGCGGATACGCACAATTAAAAGAGACAATGTCGAAAAATCATATCATGAGGTCACTAATCCGTCACCTTTAGTTGATGCTAACGAGTGTCAGCTGTACAAAGTCACAGGTATTTATGTGAACAGGCTTGATCTGATAGCAGACAAGTTCTACGGAGATGCCGGATTATGGTGGTTCATAGCTAAACAGAACGGCATTACTGATTTTGATGTAGTACCAAATGATACTATCTTACAGATACCTCCGTACAACTCACTCATGACCGACGGTCGTGTTTTAGAACCGCTCTCATACATATTCCTTAATCTGGGAAAGGAGTGATTCGATGGCACACAAACAACCGTATATGCAGATGGTCATTAACAACGTAGCTTTAAGAAGTGTCGGATATAAAGTACCGTCACCGCTTGTAGCTATTAAGCTGGAGAACGCTGAAAGCGGTGTTCAGACAGCTTTTACAGCTACTCTGCATATCTTAGGTGATGCTAACAAATCAGCACACGTAGGTTCATTCGAAATGATGCTGTATGAGTTTGCTCAGATGCGTGGAGGTTCAGTTCTGCCGTGTTACATTGAAATAGGCTGGTGCGGTGATACAGAAGGCATAGCTACAGACGAGTACGGTGAAAAACAGGTACTCAGTATTCAGGGTCAGTTTGTATCATTCACATCAACAGTTCGCACCGGATTTATGGAGTACGTGCTTTCAGGTATCGGAAATCTGACTTCAACAGCTACAGTCAGAGGTATTGCGATACCTGCCGTCAACGGCAATTATCGCCCTTCTGATGTTGTAGAGTCGGTGCTTAACTACATCAATGCAGATGAGTTATTTGACTATGACATAGATCATGACGACGAAGTTGTGCATATACACAAGCCGTCGTGTGTAACAAGTCTCGGTGAATATATCAACGGCAACTCTGATTCTCAAAACGGATCAAGAGGACTGATACAGGAATCATACAGTGAAGGTTCTAAATCAGCTGCTTACGGCTTGCCTCATAACCGCTCTACTGACTACTACAGAAAAGCAGGATACTCAAATTCAGAAATACGTGAATTAATGGGAGCACCTGTTTCACAGACTCAGAGAAGCACGTCAAGCTATTCATTCAGCGTAACAGAACCGACTTTTCACAGAAAAGGTGTTATCCGATACAAGAACAACGTCAACTTAGCTAACTACGTCGCTGACGACGTACTGATCTGGGGAGGCTTGCACACGAACATTCTTGATATATCAGCTACATACAACGGTGTTACACAGTCACTCTTAGGATCCGGAACTATGGTTCAGACAGGTATGGCTATGACATTAAAGGGTGACACGCTTGTCAGCAGAGACAACCGTCAGAACTCATACTCCGCTACAGTAGATTCGATGTACGGTGCCGGAAATGCACTGAACAATCTTAATGCAGTAGCTACTCAGTTCAACACAAACATGACAGTTACGATAGTCGGATCACCGAAACAATATTCAGTGAAAGACTCAGTTAAAATAGTAGTATACACCGGTGGAACATTAAATCCGATTACGGGTATATATCAGATACTTAAAGTAGCACACAACATCAACGGAACAGGCTATCAGACAACACTTACAGTAGTACGTCTTAACCTTACGTCAGCTAACAATACAGCAGCTAATGTGAGCGGTTACATCAGAACTACTAAAAAGAACGGTGTGCAGTCAGCTGCTCAGCAGTCGAGCGGTAAGCTCTATTTAGGACAGCCGTTTCAACACTTAGCTAACATTCTGAAGAGAGGACGGTTATAAGATCATGCAACGCAGAATTGCTTATGTAGAATCAATTGACTGGTCTGAAAATGAATGTACAGTCCGTGTTCCGAACCTTGACGGCTTTGATGATGAGGCTTACTCAGATGCAGACATAGCCGTACTCTTACAGGGCAGATGCGGTACCGGACAGCTTGGACATGCTGACATTCCGTATCACCTGCAGGGATTAAGAGTTAAAGATGTTGTGTATGTTCTTGATTCTGAGGATGAAAACGATCATTTAGCTATTCTCGGATTTTTCGGAGGAACGTACAATAACTAACTTATGAGTTACTAAATCGTAATTCAGTAAATCATGATTAGAAAAGAGGTGCTGTTAGTGTTTACAAACAGCTTTGCATATCCGAACCTGTTTAATGCGGCAACCGGACAGTGCAATTTAAAAAATGACTATGACAGCATATTAAACAGAGTCGGATTGTTAATACAGTCATACAAAAAAGAAGAGTTTCTGTTTCCGAATTTCGGAACTTACTTTCCGGACATTCTGCTGTCATACAACACAGATGCTGTTATTGAAAAGGCTAAAGAGAACATTAAAGCCGGTATAACAGAGTTTGAACCTTTTGTAGACAGCAAACAGATTGACATAGTGGATCTGTCGAACGGCAATCCGAATTACATACAGCTGCAGGTTGTATTAACGCTTGACAAAGATTTTTCAGAAATTGCTGGCACTATAACATGGAGCTGGGATGAAACAGGAGGTGTGAAAGTCTCATGAGGTATACATCAAGAGATGTACAGAGTAACATACAGAATTTAATAGAAGATGTCAAAGCACTGACACATATATGGCAGCCGGGTTCAGAAGCTGATCCGGGCATGATATTATTAAAAGCACTCGCAGCGGAAGTTGATTTGCTGTCATTTAATCTCGACAATCAGACAGATGAAATGTACATGCAGTCAGCTACTCAGATCAAGAGTATCCGTCGTTTAGGAGTAGCCAACGGCTATACTCCCGGCTGGTACAGAGCACCAAGAACAATGCTTACTCTTGAAAATATGGGTACTGATGAAATCGAGTTAAACTTTGATCTTGAAAGTCAGGCTAACAATATCTGCTACGCAGACACAAACGCACTTGAAGATTTAACAAGTATTCCGTATTTTATCATACCGTCGTCTGAGATAGCTACTGACTATGACAAAGTCATTATCAAAGGTAAGAAGCTGAATCCGGACACTGAAAAGCTTGAACCGACTTACACTGCAAGAGGCACAAGAGCGGATATCAGAACAAGAATGGCTGTTCAGGGTACTATGAAATCAATCATTATCAATCCGGACATGCTGATTGAAAGAAACACGACAGTCAACTCACTGACATACAAGCTTCCGTCGCAGAATATCGACGGTGACCTTATCTGGGTTCAGGAATTAAACAGCACACTGGATATTCAGACGGATATCAAGTGGCTCAGAGATAAGGGCACTGATTTTGTAGAAAACAAGAAACCGCTGTATCAGATAAGCGTTGATGACTACAACAATCTTGTCATTGTGTTTAACAAGTGCATCAATGACACGCACACAGCAAGCAATCTTATCCGTATCTACTACATTGAAACATACGGTGCTGCCGGTGAAGTAGCTGAGAACGTAATCAGAATCAAGACTATAAGCAGTGGTGATGCCAAGAACCTGCAGATCACACATCCGGGAAACACTCTTGATATGGCTGACGGCAGTGCTTTAACCGGACTTACGCCGTTGACGGCGCACGATGCTTACTTGGAATCAAGAAACTGGGTTAACACAAACGACAGCATTATTACTCTTAAAAACTTCACAGCGTGGATCAGAAGACAGCCGGGTATCAGCAACGGTATTTCCGTAGACTGTCAGAAGGCTCTTGAGATAAACTGGGCTTACAGATATGATGAAGATATGGATGATTCACTGAAACCGCTCAAATATCTCTATCCGGGTACATTAATGGACGGTTCTGATTTTCCATATGCTACAGATGCAAACGGCAAACAGTATGATCCGATTGCAGAATCTGATCTTGATTTTCCGCATCAGTTCAAGACCAACAGCCTGTTATGGTACTGTGTGTTTAATAACTTCCTCGAAAAGTGGAACACGGGTTATATCAATGCTAACGGTACTCAGTGTATGTTTGACGGTGCTACAGAATGGGAGGGTGATACTTCCGAGTGGAGCACTGATATGGTCGACAAGGGTCATCCGTACAGACGTTACCGTCCGTCAGCTGAAATCAGAAGCATGATTCAGGCTAAGTACAAAGAAACATACAACCTCACAGCAAAGGTTGATTTCGGCTGGCTCAGAGTCTTTGAATGGTCAGTCAACGGTATTATCTGGACTAAAGAACCAGTTACTCAGGGTGAAGCCGACAGCATCGTAGAAACAGTTATCAGAGCTTTAAGAGTACGCTTTCACGCATCCAATGTTGAAATCGGTGAACTGCCGAGACAGATGGACATTGTTGAATGTGTAACTAATGCAGATTCAAGAATACGTTATTTTGATGCCGGACTTTTAAACAAGCCGATGATTAACTGGGGACCTGTCCGTGACGGACGAGGCAATGTAACAGACTCCAGCATTACTTACGATATACGTTATTTTAATGCTATCAGCTTTGCACGTTTTCTTGACGGTGACACTGAGTATTATTATAATGCTAAGACAAAGACATATAATGTGCAGTCACAGATAAGTGTAGCAAAAGAATGTATTATAAAAGACAGTATGTAAAGGACGGTGATGAACAATGATGAAGGCTGAACGTATGATTCCGAATATCTATGAACAGAGTTCTGACATGAGAACTATGTGTCGTCTTATCGACGCAGAAGCAGAGATTCTGGAATACTATACCTATCATATTCTGGATTGTTACTCACCGGAACACTGTCCGAATCATCTTGTAGAAGAACTTGCAACACACTTAGGTTTTAAGTACAACGATTTAAAAACACTCATGTACAACCGAGTTGTGCTTAAAAACTTTATCAAACATCTTATCAGATATCGTGGTTCAGCTACAGGCATCAGAAATGCAGCTGCTATTGATATCAGGTACAGACAGACTAAAACAACAAGTGTGCCAAATCAGGGCACAATCACGGAAACAGTGCCGATGGAGTATCATGAGTCTATAGACATAGACACGGCATGGGTCGATGCCGACGCAGATGCCGGTATTATATATCTGTTTGTTATAGCAGGTAACTACTTTACACCTGTAACAGCAGAAATGCTTGCTCAATTTAACGATGAAACCGATCCGGACGGATCTAAGAAAAAAGCTTTCATGCTAAAGATGAAAGAAGACAGAATGAGAAAGCTGTTAGACCTGTCTTACTTACAAGAGTATGTGCGTCCTGTCGGCATGTATGTATTGCCGATGGTTGCACGTAAAGTTGATCCTTACACCGATTTAACAGTTAAAGCCGTGCGTATTCCGAATGAGGAATTGAACCACAAAAACAACGTGTTTGGTATTCCGAACGCTTCAATGGAGCATGAATATGACCGTATGCTGTTTGCTAAAGTCGAGAATCCGGATGATGAACTTTCAATTGAACCATGGGTTCGTACACTCTATCACAGTCAGCTTGCCGGAAAGCTCGCTAATCAGTATTTTACCGCTCCGGTATTTCACATTGAAAGCAACGTCGACGGCAACAGAGGAGGATTTTTGTATTACGATCACAGCGAACTTCTCAGTGTATATGAGGACATCATTACTGAATCCGGAGGAACTATGGGTACTACTAAACTCGGTGATGCACTCTACAATCCAAACCGTGTTAACATGGACACACCTGATTATACATATGGTGACGATACAAGCGGTGATCCTGTTACATTACAGGAAGCAGGCAAGGCACTGCTTACAGATAAACCGCTCAATTATACAGACAACGTCGGATTCCCTCTTGAACGTGTTTATCAGACTGACGCTACTGTATCGTATCCGATTATTACAAGTTCAGATGCAGAATTTCCGATTTATCTTGATGTCCGCATGAGCGGTGCCGGTGAGGTCACTGAACTTGAAACAGAAGACGCATACACATTATCCGGTGAAGACAGTGACACGCTTGCTTACTTTACACCAAGTACGAGCGGTTATATGCAGGATGCATGGACAGGTACACATCAGCCTGCACCTGAATATCCATATAGTGATGGTGATAACGGCACTAACAAGAACTTTATCATTACTCTGTATGATGTTGATTCACAGGGTGAAGGTGAGTATGTAGATGCAGATGACATGTCAATCAGAGGCAAGCAAGCTAAACCGTCAGATGAAGTTCCGTATGATCCGGAAACCAACGGACCTCCGACAGGCACTGACTTTAGTATGAAGTTCCATACTACAGATGAGAACCCTGAGGAGTATGTGCCATAATGCACGTATTTACGTGCTTTAGCATAAAAACACTATTTAAAGTAAGAAAGGATGAAAGATTATGGGATTTTTACAGGCAGATAAGAAATACGTAGCTAACAACGTTACAGTCAATGAGTTTTTACTCACTAAACACAATCCAAACGGCATAGCTATGCCGTCAGCACAGCTGTCAGAAGTTATCGGTGTTACAATTCATAACACAGACTGGATCACAACAGCAAGCGGAACACATCCGTCAGAACAGTACACGAGGGCAACATACAACGGCAACATGAACGACGTTCGTGTTCATTTCTATGTAGACAATATCGACGCATGGCAGACACTGCCTTTAACACTCACAGGCTGGCACGCAGCCGACGGCAACGGTCCCGGTAATATGAAGACTATTGCTGTTGAGTGTATCATGTCTTCTAACTATAACAGTACAGATCAGAAATCTGAAGACAATGCTGCACGTCTTTGTGCTTATCTCTTAGACAAGTACAAGTTCGGCATCGATCATCTCTATACACATCAGCACTGGTATCCGGCTAAGTATTGTCCGGCATACATTCTTCCGCACTACAGCAAGTTTGTAGACAAGGTTAAATCATATCTTAAAGGCACTGCACCGGCTCAGACACCGACAACTGATAACTCTGAAATGTACAGAGTACGTAAATCATGGGGCGACGCTAAATCACAAGTAGGTGCTTATAGAAACCTTGAAAGTGCTAAAGATCTCTGTAATAAATATCCGGGATACAGTGTTTATAACAAAGACGGCAAAGCCGTATATACTAATGAGATTGTTATCACACACTTCGGTGTTGAACTCAGAACACTCCGCAAAGGCATGAAAGGTAATGATGTTAAATCATTACAGCAGTTACTCTTTGCTAAAGGCTACTCTGTAGGTGCTACAGGTGATGACGGTGACTTTGGCAGTGCTACTGAAAAAGCTGTCCTAAATTTCCAAGCTGACAATGACATCGATAAAGACGGAATTGTTGGCATTGACACATTCAAGAAGATATGGGGTATCTAATTAAGACATTTCCTACAATACCTTATTAATAGACCTTGCTTAAGACAAAAACCGACAGCATGCTTATTAAAGCTACTGTCGGTTTTTGTTGTACTTAGCTATTAGACTTACTCTGATTACACTT